TTTCGCATTATATGAGCACCAAGGAACGCATAATCGATTACATGACTAACCACGAACCCGAGCAAAGCGAATTTAAAGAGGGCGCGGTATATTACACCGACACGCTTAAAACGCATCGCAGTTATGCAGCGCAATTAATGAACGCCCCGCGCACCTCGATAGCCTACCGAATGTATTTAAATCGTTGCCTCGATTGGTTGAAGCTACTTAAAAAACACGGCGTAAATTTGCACAACGTAATCAAAAATTAACTATATTTGTGGCATGAAGTCCGAAGCAAAGGCAAAAGATAATCGAGGCGGTCGCCGCGAAGGTGCTGGCAGGTTGCCCAAATATGGCGAACCAACCGCTACTTTATGCTTTCGCGTACCGCAAACGAGCCGCGAAAAGATTACAGCGATGGTACGCGATTACCTCGAAACGCTAAAACTTGAATACAAAGCAACGAAACGAGAACCCGAATATGGATGCTAAAACAGAACAAACGGCAGTAGATTGGTTGGTTTATCAGTTGCAAAAGCACCACATAAACATCGACATTAAAAATACGGTTGCATTTGAACAAGCTAAAGCAATAGAGAAACAACAATTAAAAAAGGCTTATTTTTTTGGTTGGAAAACGCGAGAGCGCAAGCCCCCTAATACTTGTGCAAGGTTTGACGATTATTCAGAAAGGTATTTAAAAGATATTTACGGGATATGAGCAACCTACTAACCATACCGTGTGCGATTGAATCGGTAGCCACGCGCCGCGATAAAACCATTAAGGTAACAATCGGAACGCAGGAACTAACGCCCGAACAAACGAGCGCTCTATTTAACCAGTGGATGGGCGGCGTTGGTGTTATGGCGTTTAAGGGCGAACAGTTCAATTATAATGACGAACAGTTACTTAATAACCTTAAACTCGATGCCGCAGAACTTGGCAGCAAAACACCGAGCCAGCGCCTACGCTCAACGCTTTACGTGTTATTCGAACATGCGCCCGAGGGGCATAAGGATTTTAACGGCTTCTATGCTTCAATGATGGAGCGATTTATCGAAATGGTAAAAAAACGAATCGATACTTATAATTTGTAAATTTGTACTATGCCACTATTTCAAGGCGATTCGCCACAGATTATACAAATGAACATTCGTAAGTTAGTAGAGGAAGGGTATTCAAACGAGCAAGCCGTAGCCATAGCATACGCCGAGGCTGAAAAGTACCGCAAAGCACGTAAGCGATGAAAAAATTAGGTAGACCAACCGATTATAAACCTGAATACGACGAAAGGGCGTTTAACCTTGCTTTGCTCGGGCTTAACGATGTGCAAATGTCGGCGGCTTTCGATATATGTGAGGCGACGTTTAATAATTGGAAACGCGACCAACCTACATTTTTAGAGTCGTTAACGCGCGGTAAAGAGGACGCAGACGCTAAAGTAGCGCGCTCGATGTACGAACGTGCGTTAGGTGTTACGATAGTCGAAGAGGCGGTAACTAAGGACGGCGAAGTAGTAAAGTTACGGAAACAGCTACCATCGGACACGGCGGCGGCTAAACATTGGTTAGCGAATAGACAGCGTGGGCGTTGGAGTAATAACGGAGAAAGCCAACTAACTACAACCGAGCCGCTCGTTATTGTGCGAACCGAATCGAGTAAGCCGAATGAATGAAGTTTACATTAACCGAAACACAAACGACCGCGTACGATTACGCCGTAGAGGGTACTAAACGCGTTATTGTTTTCGGGGGCGCGATACGTGGCGGTAAAACGTATTGGCTATTATTAACCCTAACCTCTTTGTGTTTAACGTATCCGCGTTCGAGGTGGGCGGTTATTCGTAAAAGCCTACCCGACTTAAAGCGTACCACGTTCCCGAGCTTTGCCTCGATAATGATGGACGGCGTAAGTAATTACGTTAAGAACTGGAATAGGGAAACGAATGTTATAACGTTTACGAACGGCTCTGAGTTAATCTTCATGGCAGAATCATTCGACGATGATAAAGACCTCAACCGCTTTAGGGGTTTAGAGATTAACGGCGCGGGCTTGGACGAAGTAAACGAATTACAGGAAGTAACGTTCTACAAAGTTCAAGAACGTATCGGAAGTTGGAACAAAGCGCAAGGCAAGCCGCCTATCGTTTGCCTTGCAACGTGCAACCCCGCGCAAAATTGGGTTAAGTCAATTATATACAACCGTTACCGAGAAAACACACTACCCGAACGCTGGGCGTACATACCGAGCCGAATAACAGATAACCCCCACATCGCACCCGAATACCTCGAGGCATTAAAGGAATTACCGCCTATTCAATATGCTCGTTTTGTTGAGGGCGACTGGGATGTATTAGATGACGTTGCTAACCCTTTCTTGTACGCATGGGATGATGATAAGCACATCGACGATAGTGCTAACCATAACCCACACCTACCGACCTTTATAAGCGTCGATTTCAATATTAACCCGCTTTGCGCTTTAGTTATTCAAAACGTTGGCAGCGCGGCTCGGGTAGTGGACGAAATAAAGATAGAGCGCGGTTCGATAGATGCGTTCTGCGATGCGGTCGATGCTTTAAACATACCTACGGGGCTTATACGAATAACGGGCGACGCGATGGGCAAGGGCGGTACGATACAGGAACGCGATAACTCGAGCGCATACATTCAGATTAAGCGCCGCCTCAAGTTAGCCGATAACCAAATAATAATACCAGCGAACCCGCGCCACGTTAATAGCCGTATCGATTGCAACACGGCGTTAAAGAAACTCGATATTAAAGTAAATAGTAAAAAGTGTAAGGGTTTTGTATTCGATGCTAAGCAAGTGCAATGTAACGCAGAGGGGCAAATCATAAAGAGCAACCGTAAAAACCTAACCGAGCGTGCTGACTATTTAGATTGTTTTCGTTACTTTGTAAACGCAATTTTAAAACGATACCTATGAGCGTTTGTACACCTTGTTTCGATTCAGGCATTCAGGTAGCCTATTGCAACGGCGGTATAGCTTTCGGTTACGTCGAACCCGAAACAGGCTACACGATAACCATAACGCACAATGCCACGAATAAAATGCAAATATTTAACGAGGCTTCGAACGTCGACGGCTTGATAACCATTACAGGCGCGAAGATAGATAACGGGCAAGGCTACACGATTAAACTCTCGGGCTGTAATACGTTTACTATTTGCGAGGTCGAATATGATTGTATTAGCTTTAGCGTCGCGAACGTCGATGTAATAAGCGACGAACCGCCTGTTGTTAACTTAATGGAATGCGTAGTATGCGGAGGTTAAAATCTATTTTTCGCGGTTGGTGGTTTTGGATAACATCCAACAAAGAGGCAAACGAACTAAGCGAAACCCGAACGCCTATTTGTAACCTATGCCAGCATCGTAACAAGGCGTTAAACCTTTGTACGGCGTGCGGTTGTTTCCTACCCGCTAAAACGCGGGTTAAAGATGCTGAATGCCCACACGACTATTGGAGTTAGATATGACAGGGTTCATCCTCTGCAAAGCGTTCTTGACCGAATCGCTCGATACCGAGGATGAAACCCTACGCGAATTAAGCGAACGCGAAATAGGGTTAGTTGAAATACTCGTTAACGTAAACGATATAAGCCACGTGTTCAGCGGCGAAAACGACGATTGTATAATACAGCTACGTAGCGGTAGCATCATAAAAGTAAACAATGACATCGACCATATCATTCAGCAAATTAGGCGGGCGACTGCGATTAATTTTTTCGCGCAATAAACAAAACGCCGAACTACCGAAGTACAATTTAGTTCAGCTATTCACTAAGGACGGCTATACATATTACCGATTTCCAAAAGAAACCGCCCTACCGCTCGAACGCTTTGCTATGAGCATGGGTTTACTTGAGCGTTTAAGTAGCGGTTTGTCGGGTTCTGAAATGGAAGCGATACTAACCGAAATGGAAAAGGCTTTAGGCGCTGGGCTAACGAACCCACGCAACGCCGCGTTAGTTGCTACCTACATCCACGTAATACGCGAAAGGCAAAACACGGTAATACACCGCGACCTATTGTTAAACATTGCTGCGACGTGGGTAGTACGCTCGGACGAAAACCCTGCAATCATTAACCCAGACGTACACCAAGCGAAACTAAAAGTATTTGAGGCGATGGCAGAGGAGGGGTCGCATGATTTTTTTACAGGTTTGGATATAGAGCCGCTGAAACCCTTACTACGTATGTCGCCCGACGAATTAACGACCTTATGGGAGTACAACCGAGTTCAGCTCCAAAATCTGCACGAAACGTTAGCGGCGTTGAGTTCTCACCGGGACGACGGGCAAAGCAAGCGCAAGAAAGATTTAGGGAACAAGTGATGCACATCGCGGGCGGTAACGTTCTCGAGTTTAAAGAATTGATGCAATCCGATATTGACGTTTTTTTAATTAAATTTGGGGTGTTCTATAAGCAACACCAAAATGGCTGAAGTTCTCATAAAGTATAAAGCCGACGCGGGCGACCTCGAAGCTACTGTTAACAAGATTAACGAAGTAAATAACGAGGCTGTTAAGTCGGCGCAAAAGGCTTCGGATAAGATTGCTACTGAATATAAAGACGCTGCCAAAAGCGCCGCCGCTGCGTTTAGTGGGGGCGAAGTAAAGAAAGCAATCGAAGGTAACACAACCGCCCTCGAACGCTTAACCAAAAGCGGCAAATCGTTAACGGGTCAGCTACGCGGCTTAAAAGCCGAATTAACTTTACTTGAACAACAGGGTAAAGATAACACCGCTGAATTTAACCAGTTGTTAATCGCAGCCTCACGGCTCGAAGACCAAATAGGCGATACACGCGCACGGGTTAAAATTCTTGCATCCGATACGTTTAAATTTGATGCGGCGGTACAAGCTACGCAAGGTTTAGCGGCGGGGTTTGAAGTTGCGCAAGGTGCGGCGGCTTTGTTCGGTTCTGAAAGTGAAGATTTACAAAAGGCTATTTTAAAAGTACAGGGCGCTATCGCGGTTGCTAACGGCGTTCAGCAAATAGCAAACTTACTACTTGAGGAAAGCGCAATTAAGACGGCTATATTAACCGCAAAGCAAGCAATCTATACTACGGTGGTCGGAACGTCTACGGGCGCGTTAAAAGCGTTTAGAATAGCGTTAGCGGCTACGGGTGTCGGTTTGTTGGTGTTAGGCTTAGTTGCTTTAATTGAAAACTTCGATAAGGTAAAAGCCGCGCTCGAAAATTCGATACCCGGATTTAAGACCGTAAGCAATGCAATCGGCGATGTAGTGGATACGATTAAAGAATGGGTAGGCGCTTCGGACGATGCCGAACGCGCTGGTGCTGCATTTGAAAAGGGCGCTAAAAAACAAAACGATGCGACAAAAGCAATCGTAGACGGTTACAATAGGCGTATAGAAGTTGAAAAGGCGGCGGGGCGAAATACTACACAACTCGAACTCGAAAGGGAACAAGCCGTAATTAATGCAAATAAAAAAATACTTAAAGACTATCAGTTTGCCTCTACAGATATAATAAAGTTAAATGCCGAACAAAAGCAAGCCGCAATAGATACAGCGCAAGCGGCAAAGGACGCAGTAGATGAATCTGAAAACAATATTAAGGTAATAAAAATAACCGCCGCAAAGGAGGCATCCGATAAGCAAAAAGAGGAAACAAAGAAAGCCGCTGAAGCCGAAAAGAAAGAACTCGAAGATTTAGAAAAGGCGCGAAAGGATTTATTAGCTAAACGGGTTGCGAATCAAAAGGCGGCTAACGATAGTATAGCGGCATCGCGTGAGGCTGATTTACAAGAGGAATTGCAAGCGGTTGCGGTTGCTGACAATGCGAGCTTTGCTTTAAAAATCGAAAGCCTTGAAAAACAAAAGGCAATTGAAATCGCAGCCGCTGAAGAGGCGGGGCAATTAACCTACGAAATAGAAAAGAAATACGCGGAACAAATCGCGGCGTTAAAACGCGACCAAGCCCAAAGCGAAATAAATACACGCATAAATACTTTACGTGCTTTAGAAGTTGCTGAGGGTAGCACGTTAGACCGCCGCATTGAATTAATAGAAGAGCAAG